GTTCACTTTTGGTGAGCCCTCCGCCGTCATGGATCGCCGCGACATCCTCGACTATGTCGAATGTATTCATAACGGGAAGTGGTACGAGCCACCGGTCAACTTCTCGGGGCTGGCGAAAAGCCTGCGCGCCGCCGTACACCACAGCTCACCGATTTACGTAAAACGTAACATTCTGGCAAGCACCTACATTCCGCATCCGCTCTTGTCGCGTCAGGATTTCAGCCGCCTTGTGCTCGATTATCTGGTATTTGGTAACGCATTTCTTGAGAAAAGAATGAGTTTAACCGGGCAGCTCATGAAACTGGAAACCAGCCCGGCGAAATACACCCGACGTGGTGTCGAGGATGGCGTTTACTGGTACGTGTCCAACCACGCCCAACCGCACGAATTCGCGCCCGGCTCGGTGTTTCACCTGCTTGAGCCCGATATCAATCAGGAGCTCTACGGGATGCCTGAATACCTGAGTGCGCTTAATTCCGCCTGGCTGAATGAATCCGCCACGCTGTTTCGCCGCAAGTATTACCAGAACGGCGCGCACGCGGGGTACATCATGTACGTCACCGATGCCGCGCAAAGCAGCACCGATGTTGAATCGCTCCGTGATGCGATGCGTAATTCAAAAGGACTCGGGAATTTTAAGAATCTGTTTTTCTACGCGCCCAATGGTAAGCCGGACGGCATCAAGATTGTGCCACTTAGTGAAGTCGCAACAAAAGATGATTTTTTCAATATCAAAAAGGTGAGTGCTGAAGATCTAATGAGCGCCCATCGTGTCCCCCCTCAAATGATGGGAATAATGCCAAATAATTCAGGTGGATTCGGGGATGTTGTGAAAGCCTCAAAAGTTTTTGTACGCAATGAATTATGCGCACTACAGGAAAGAATTAAGGAAATAAATCAATGGGCCGGAATTGATATTGTTGAATTCACAAAATACTCATTTTAGAAAATTCAAAGACAACTAGTCCATCGCTAATAAACAAAATTTGCGGTGAAGGTTACCCCTCACCGCCTTTAACTTCAACTCAGCCTTGATTTTTTACAAGGCCCGCAACTCCAGCTAAAGAAATTCTTACCTAATGCATACCATTTATCATATAGCTTTGGACTCAAAGGAGGGTTATACCTCCTTAAACTACCTTGTTTAATATGTTTTAATGTATTGCTAAGCAAACCATCACCGAACCCATCATAAGTCAAACATGAAGGCTTACAATCACATTTTTTGGAGTCAATGCAATCACATTGAATATCATCTTTAAGTTTTTTCAAGATTGGACGCCAATAATCCCCATGAGCATTATCAAGTTCCAAAGCAGTTTTCAAATCAAATCCTTTCTTATGATCAAAATAAAATTTTGCCGACTCATCGATTGAACATATTTTTTTAAAAAACTCAAGCGACTCTTGTTTTTTACCTAACAAATTCAAATCAGATAGTACGTTCTCAATTGTCTCAAAAGGTACCAGCGACTCGATTTCATGCACATCTAAAACCTCTACTAAACCTGACTTATTGGTTTTAGATTTGATAAAATGAGCACTTGTCCCTCCGAATGGAGCTCTAGGATGCTTCTTATCATTATCAACTATGCAAAACGCAATTTCGTTATTTTGTATGGTCCGGTCAAAAACATCCTTTGTACTCCCACCGCCACCATTTAACGCAATGAAATTTATTGAACACCCTGACAATGACTCTTTTTGAGCATAGAAACTGGCAACTATCTTAAAAAAATCAGAATCTAAGGGATTTTCACAAACTATTTTGGTTTTCTGTAGTTGGGATGAGTCACTGAAGAATAAAGGGCCACAGACAAACTTATACCTTACACCCAAATCGACCCAACTAAATGAATTATCACGAATTGAAAAATCTATAGAAACATAAAAAGATACTTGATTGATGATCGAATGGTACTCTAGCAACCCAGATAAAGCTTCAGAAGCAAAATGCTTAGAAGATGTACTATAAACATCACCCTGAGCTTCAATTATACTCTTAAAAAAAGCCCTTTGCGCGATTAGCAAATGCTTTTCTTCAGCAAATGAACGCAGAATATTCTCAATTGAAATTATATAATCTTTATTGAGGACATCCTCTTTAGTCGCATTTTCAATTTTAATCAACATCATTATCTACCTGAAAAGAAACCTACGGGCCAGTTCTGGAGGTAACCATCTTCGTTAAAATAGGTTTTTTTGACGATGGTCTGCTGCTTAGAATTTTTCTCAAAGACTAAAACTGAAACATCATCTTCTGATAATCCCACTTCACCTTCAATGCACTCACCTAAAGCTTCAATCATTGTTTGACTATGTGTTTCAAAAATTATTTTTAGATCAATTTCATTCTCTTTTGCTTTAGTAACAACTTTTGCAAATATCTTTGCCAAATTATGCTGATATGATGGATGTAAATGAAGTTCTGGTTGCTCAATGATAAACGTAATAGGTCTTCTCGGACTACTAGCTCTACGTTCCGTTTCAAGCCAAATTGCAGCAACGATAGGTAGCACTTGAGAATAACCAAACCCCATATCACTTATATTATAGTTTTCAGCATTGTCACCAGTATTAACTAGGATGGCGAAATGAGAACCCGATTGCTCGACTTTAATAATAAAATCGAAATTAGTCTTGGTCCACTCTTCAAATTTTGCTTTATCTGTTGGCCTTAATGAATTGAGGAGCATCGCTAAATTAGACCCAGTATGATCTATTTCATTTACCTGTAAATCTTGAAAGCGATAGAATCGTTCTGAGGTTGCACGCAGTGGCGCAATATATTTCACATTTCTAAATGAATCTGATAAGGATGTGTTAATTATATCGATAATATTATTAATATTCCAACCAATGACAAAAGGATATAATTCATCCATAATATCATCTTTATGTTCTTTGAGATTCTTAGTGAAGATTTTTTGTTCTTTGAAGAGGAATTTCAAAAGCGAATGTGCATGTTTTTTTGGCACGAATCCGATTTTTTTAAATGATTCAGTGATCTGACTAACATCTGAATTTATATGGAAAAAACTCCTTATCGATTTCGACGCCGCATCAATAAATGATAACTCTAAAGCCCTGTCACCTCGAGGGTGCCTTATCGAAAAGAAAGTGGGCGACGTTACTGTCGAATCCTCTTTACCCTTGGAATGCAGGCTAGGGATGAACTGGCCAAGATTCCTAGCAACAATACCTTCACGCTCTAAAGTCCTTCCTTTAGATTCTATTTGCAACTTCACATTGCTATTGTCGTCAAGAGATATTGTTATGACACCATCATCCAAAATTAATTTTATATTCTTTGTCTTGGTTTTTTTATCCTTAGAATAAACTGTCAATTCAGTTTCAATCTTTGTATCCGTTTTGGCAGAATCATTAAATCGATAATAAGCGTATCTTTGCGAAATTTCTGGCGGGACCGAAAGCGAAAAACTAAAAGTAATCTCCTTATTCTCTGAATTTCGAGACAATACATCTGTAAAGTCACCAAAGTCTACAAAACGTCCATACCAAAGGATAGGACCCGTGGTATTTTCTTCAACAGATTGACGCAGCAGAGGGAATGTACGTAATAATGAGCTTTTGCCGCTACTGTTTTTTCCAACAAATACAGTGATTGGTTTGAGATCTATAAATGTTTTATCCACAAAGCTTCTAAAATTTTGCAGGCCAATGCCGTTAATCATTTTCATTCATCCCTAAGTAAAATTTACGGTTCACTTAAACTTATAAATTAATATATTGCTTTTAGTTCTATCGCGCAATGCTTTCCCCGCCTCGCCTGCCCGCTTAACGGGGCGCTTTTAATGCAGGTGCATCAGGAGCCCCGAGCCGCGCCAGCGCTGGTGCTGGCTGGCAAACGCTGGAATCAAAAACGAATGCAAACTCATGCATCTGATGCATGCGCCGCTAAAAAAGCGAATAATTCGAGTCAAACTCCTCGCTTTTTGCCTCTACTTTTTTCATTGAGGCTAGAAAGTCCATACCATCATTAAGCGATACCGGTCGCTTGTACTCAATCATAAAAACGCCATCATAAGTGCGCCCCAACCAGTACCCGCCGCCGCACTCTTTAGGCCGCTGGAAGAAAACCCACCCTCCGGGGCGGTAATACTCTAAGGTCTTACCCCGATAGACCACCTGAAAATCCAAGTCATGACCCGCCATAGCCCCTCCGCAAAATGAAAGTGAGTTTCAGCACCGGTGCTGTTCTTACGGTCGCCGTGGTGGTCGGCATGTTTACCGATGTGATCGCATATGATTTCGGATAACTGATGTAGCTACATAGGCGATGGTTATTTCTCACTACTCTCCTATTGCATTGAAAATCCCGGCCCCCCCATCAGCAGCCGCGTATTTGAATTTTTTATCGCCATGAATCACCGTTGCCCCACGCGCCAGCGCGTCGAGCTCCCACCGTTCCAGGGTAATGCCCTCCTGAGCTAAATCGAAACGAATTTTTGCGACGCGATCCCTTTCGGGCTTTGTCATCCTGGCTGATGGCGCTTGCTCGCTGGTTTTGAGCGGCGCATTGCTTCTTTGCTGCCGATATTTGCGCGGTGTGCCAGCTTTTAACGCCTCGTTAAGCACTTTCACAACGTCCGGCTCATTCCAGCCGATAACTCCACGCTCAATCAGATTTAACACCGCTGCGGCTTGCTCAGACGGTGTGGGGGTCATAACAGGATCGCCACCGCCGGTGAGCTTTCCACAGTTATTGACAGGACTCCGAGGCGCGGCAGAGCCGCTTTTTAAGGTCAAAGGCTCAACGGCCAAAACCTTTGGAACGATTCGCCATTCGGCTGTACGGGTTACATGGACACGGTCAGCCCCGAGATGAGGGGCATAAATACCGACCACCCTCTCGATATCTTCCTCGTACTCGTTAACCTCATCCGTCACCTTACGGGCGACCCTGACGGCCTGAGCATCACGCGGCATGTTTGCCCCACCCTGCGCGATGATGTACCGCTCAAAGTCACCCTCATCTGCTGCAGCTCGCGCGGCCTCGACCCTGTCGTCAAACTCGCAGGCAATACTCACCCCACGCGGCAGTTTGCGCAGTTCGCGGTAAGCGCCCATCGTCGGAAGACCAATCGGTTTAAACTGAGGGATACGCCATGTTGACGCCCATGCGGTGACGGCTGCGGCCGTATCTTTCAGAGGCTTGCCGGTGTCATTATCGAGCTGGCCGTCGAGCGCGTAACCGTCGATATTTTTTGCAATGTATTTAGCGATATAACCCGCCGCTCCGCCCTGATTAAGATGGCGTGACTCAAAGCGCTGTTTTGCCGCGCCCTTTTCGTGTCCGTCCTCTTTGAGGGCATAACGACGCATAATTTCGTTAATGGCTTTACGCTGACCGGGTTTGCAAAACAGCATCATGTGCCAGTGTGGCGTGCCGTCATGGTGTGGTTCGACAACGCGCATCCCGTAAACCTCTAAATCGTTATCTTTGAAAGCTGTACGCATAAGGCTCCAGATTCGGCACAGATAGCGCTGGCCGTCTTTGGGTGTGAATGCTGTTTCGTTCCAGCCATGATTGAGCTGCACCGTTTTGCTTTCACCTTTGCCAACCTGACGGGTCGGGTGATACTTCGATGGCGTGGTCAGCGTGATAAACATCCCCACGTCACCAACGCTGGTCGCGTAACGTTCAATCCCGGCGATAGTGTTCATCAGCTCCATGCGGCGTATTTCAGGGTTAGAAATACTCCCCATGACCTTACTGATGAGGTCGATACGTTCGCCAGTGACTTTGTTTTCCAGTTCGCAGGATTTAAGGTATTCGAGATTAGCAAGGCGGCGCGCGTGAACATCGCGGATCGCCATTTTGCTTGCGTAAGGTGAACGGTCTTTGTTTACCTCACCAGCAGCGATGAGCAGCGCCTCGCGCCAGCGCATCCGCTGTGCCTTAAGCTGATTAACCCACCATTCATCTTTAATCAGTCGTGAAATAGCGGAAAATGCCTGTCGGATCGTTATCTGACCCTTACGGTATTTTTTCCAGTACATCGGGGTGAGGTTGAAAGCGCGCGCTACACCGGCAACCTTCCCGTATAAATGCGCCTGCGCCTCATCAGTGAAAAGGGTTTCTTTGCCGCCGTGAGCGTGCGCCCATTCGTCACTTAACTCTTCATACCTGCTCCAGAGCTGAGAGGCTATTCTGGAGGCAAATTTCCTGAGCTCTTTGTCGTTCATATCTGGCAGGCGAGCATATTCATCCCGCGCTGACAGAAAACCAATCGAACCGGATTCATTCATCCCGCATAGATCATTAACACGCTCAAGACGTGGCAGCAGCTTGCGCTCAAACGTGTTTTTAAGGAAATACAGCCCACCTAAAGGGCTCTTTTTACGGCGGATGAAGTTATAACGCGATGTAAACAGCGTTTGCAGGAAAAACGGCAGACGGTCAATCCGGTTTAAAACACCTTGCACCTGACGGAGTTCGGCACGTGTAAGGGGTCTGTCGCGGCCAATGGCCTCTTTGCGTTTATTCCACGGATAAGCACCGACGAAATTATCACCGGTGCTATTTATAATCGCGGGAGGTGGCGAGGGGGCAACCCGCCCCCGGTTCTCAACGGCCATTGGAAGTGAATGCTTCCAGACATTTTTGACCTAACTGCTCTATTTGCTTTTCTATCTCAGTAAGACACTGCGCCTCGCCTGTGAAAATTTCGTGAAGCACCAGACCTGAAACGAGTTTGTTAATGGTCGGATAGAAACCAATAGTATCGAGCCATTCCTTACCGGCATTTTTGCCAGATTTAGCAGTTTTCTTTTCCTGCAAAATAAACTGAAATTGGTCGCTCGTGATTACGAATTTTTTCCCGATAACGATATTAATACTCATCCCCAAAACCCCTTAGTAACATTAATTAAAAATCACCTTCAAACCTTCATCCGTAATGCAGAACCCACCGTCAACTTCAATTACATACCCACGACCAACCATGCGCTGATAAACGTTTGTAACTTTAGAGGGACACGTCCTAAACAATCCTTTCGTGACATACAGAGGAGTTAGCAAGTGAAGTTTCTTAAGCAACACAATGTGAAAA